CAGCTGCTATCCTGCGTACTTCCCGTCATGCGGATACACCGATTGTGGACACACCACATTCACGCCGTATGGTTACTATGTCTGACTATGAGTATGCCGATCTGATCGACGATCAGGACAAAGTGCGGTTGCTCGTTGATCCGACTTCAACATATAGCCGTGCTGCTGCCGCAGCTATGGGCCGCGCAATGGATGATGTTATCATCTCTGCTGCTCTAGGTAACGCCTCAACAGGCAAAGACGGTTCAACCACTACAGCATTGCCAGCAAGCCAAAAGATTGCACATGGATCTGCCGGTTTGACGCTTGCTAAATTGCTTGATGCAAAGCAAATACTTGACGAAGGTAATGTCGATCCGTCGATCCAACGTCACATTGTTTGTTCGCCTAAGCAAATCACCGATCTATTGAATAACACGACTGTTACTTCAACGGATTTCAACACTGTAAAAGCGTTGGCAATGGGTGAGCTTAACAGCTTTGTTGGCTTCAACTTCATCGTTTCAAACCGTTTGGGCTTGGATAGTAACTCTGACCGCCAAGTGATTGCGTTTGCATCTGACGGCATCAAGTGCGCTATTGGCAAAGAGCCATCTGCGCGGATTGATGAACGTGCAGACAAGTCATACGCAACTCAGGTTTACTATTGTCAGTCTGTCGGCGCGACACGGATGGAAGAAGCCAAAGTTGTCGAAATCGCGTGCAGCGAATAAGGAGACTGAAAAATGGCTACTGTATATTCAACACAACGTACTAACTCACGCGCAACACCAGCCGTGATGAACAAAGCTAATGAGCTTGCGGGTCGCATCCGCGTAGCTCATGGCACATACGAAGCATCTTCTCTGGCAGGAGCCAGCGAAATTGAGATGTTTGTTTTACCTGACGGCGCACGTTTGTTGCAAGGTTCCCTAGCGTATGACGCGCTTGGTGCTGGCACAACACTGTCTGTTGGCTACGCGGCCCACACAAACGCAGCCGGTACGGCTGTGTCTGCGGCTCCGGCAGCTTACAAGGCAGCAGCTGCGTCAACATCTGCTCAAAAGGTAGACGTTCTTGCAACTATCGCTCTAGGCTCCGGCACAGAGACCGATACAAACGAGGACGGCGTGGCAATCACCGTGACTAATGCGGGTACTGCTACCGGCTCTATTGAGCTGACTATCATGTATGTGGTAGACTAATAAGAGCGGGGGCGGCTTGTCGCCCCCTCTCCCTTATGGAGATAGCAGATGACCAGCGTTGTAGACATTGCCAATTACGCACTAAATTCTTTAGGTGCTTCCAACATTACGTCCCTTGGTGAGAACAGTAAACCAGCCAGGATTGTTAATCAGCGTTATGAGGCAGTTCGGGACAGCGTGTTTCGGTCTCACCCTTGGAATTGTTTGATACGAAGAGCGGAGCTTGCGCAAGAAACAGACGCACCTGTTTACGGCTATGCCCGTCAGTATGCGTTACCGTCTGATCCATATTGCTTGCGTGTGCTACAGTTTAGCAATGGGTCAATGACTTATCCTTTCGACAACATGCGCAGCAACAATGATACACCGCCTTTTATAATCGAAGGCCGTAAACTTTTGACAGATGAAGGCACAGCCAAGATTAAGTACGTTGCCAGGATTACAGACCCACAGCAATACGATGCTGGACTGATTGAGGTTTTGGCCTCTCGTTTGGCCTATGAAGTTTCCTATGCGATTACTGGATCAACAACTGTTCGGCAAATTGCTGCGGCTGACTTTGATCGTAAGCTAAAGGATGCTCGTTTCGAGGATGCAACAGAAGGCGCGCCAGAGCGCATTGAGGCTAGTGACTTTATTGAGGCGAGGTTCTAAATGGCTCGTTCCGCCCCAGCGATCAGCACGTTTACATCTGGCGAGATCTCTCCGCGCCTCGAGGGCCGTATTGAGATTGAAAAGTATCGCTCTGGGTTATCTGACTTGAGCAACATGATTGTGCAGCCACACGGGGGTTTGACACGCAGGCCAGGCACAGAATACCTGGGTGCTGTTAAGGATAGCTCCGTTAAGACACGGCTAATTCCCTTCCAGTTCAAAACCTCTGACACTTATATATTAGAGTTTGGCGATCAGTACATGCGGGTTTTCCGCAACGGACTGCAAGTTTTGACAGGATCGGCAAAGAGCATTACGGCTGCAACAAAGGCAGACCCTGTTGTTATTACGAGTAACAGCCACGGTTACAGCAACGGTGATGAAATCTACCTAGATAGCGTAGGCGGCATGACTGAGCTAAACGGCCGCAACTACATTGTTGCCAACAGCACAGCAAACACTTATTCGCTGCAAGATCTGTTTGGCAATGACATTGATTCAACCAATTACACAACCTACACTTCCGGCGGGTCTACTGACGAGATATACCAGCAAACAACGCCGTATGCTGCGGCTGACATTTTTGATCTACGCTTTGCCCAATCTGCGGATGTTATGTATTTTGCGCACCCGAGCTATGCTGTTCGCACACTTTCTCGCACAAATCATAATGCCTGGACGTTTGCCATTCCCACGATTAACGAGAACACTACGCCAATTCTCACTAGCACTGACAACTATCCTAGCGTTGTAACTTTTTTTGAGCAGCGCCTTGTGTTTGCGGCAACTAACAATAACCCACAGACTTTGTGGTTTTCTAAAAGTGCTGATTATTTAAACTTTCACACCGGGACCAGTGCTGACGATGCTCTGATCTACACGATTGCATCAAACCAGGTAAATAGTATTCGTTACCTTTCTGCTACGCGAGTGCTAACAATAGGCACTTCTGGCGGCGAATACGTTTTAACAACAACAAATGATGGCCCGATCAGCCCAACAACCACTCAGATCCGCAAGTATTCTAACTATGGTTCTGCAAATATCGAGCCTGTCCAGGTTGCGGATGTTACGCTTTTCTTGCAGCGGGGCAATCGAAAGGTGCGAGAGTTTAAGTATGTTGGTGAGGTCAATACTTCTGGCTACCAAGCCCCAGATATAACTGTTTTGGCAGAGCATATTACTGAAGGTGGCATTGAGGGCTTTGCTTACCAGCAAGAGCCGGAAAATATTGTTTGGTGTACCCGTGCCGATGGCACACTTTTAGGCTTAACGTATCGCCGCGAAGAGGCTGTTGTTGCCTGGCACAAGCATGTAATCGGCGGCGCATTTAACGGCGGTCAGGCGGTTGTAGAAAGCATCTCAACGCTTCCAACAGACACCGGCAACGACGAGCTTTACATGATCGTTAAGCGCACAATCAATGGTCAGACAATGCGTTATGTTGAGGTTATGAAAGACTTTGACTTTGGCAGCGATACAACATCTGCGTTCTTTGTTGACAGTGGGCTTGTCTATGCCGGTAGCGCCGTATCAGGTTTTAGCTCTCTCTATCACTTAGAGGGTGATGATGTTTCTATCCTGGCTAATGGTGCAAGCCACCCTGACAAGACTGTATCAAGCGGAGCAATTACTTTAGATTTTTCCGCAACAAGCGCGGCTATTGGGTATGGTTACACTTCAAGTATGCAGACGCTGCGATTAGAAAGCGGGTCTCAAGACGGTACATCCCAAGGCAAACCTAAAAGAATTCACGGTATTACAATGCGTTTGTTTGAAACTGTTGGCGTTGAAATCGGAAACGACTCTGGCGAAATAGACCGCGTTTTCTTCCGCGATAGCTCTATGGCTATGGATGAAGCTGTACCCTTGTTTACTGGTGATAAAGATATTGAATTCCAGGGTGGGTTTGATGACGATGATAGGATATACTTGCAACAGACACAGCCCTTGCCACTTACAATCTTAGCGTTGTACCCAAGAATGAATACGTTTGACAAATGATGGTAGTACCTCTCACCAGAGCGCACGTTTTGTACGCTTCTAAGAACGCGCCTAAGCAGAATGATGCGCAGCTTGGATTAGTTCTTGCTGCTCTTCCTACGTTTACGGTTCCAGGTAGGGGCTTGGCGTTTCTAGGTGAGGGTAAAGTGTACGCTGTTACTGGCTTGGCCCCCTTGTGGGATGGTGTGTCAGAGGCTTGGTTCATACCAACGGAAGACATGCAGCATAAGAAGGTGCAGACAATACGTCTTGTTCGCCGTGAATTGGATGCAGCCATTGAACGACTCAAGCTGCGCAGAGTGCAGGCGGTTGTGCGATCAGACTTTGACAGCGCGCACAAGCTGGCTAAGTTCTTGGGCTTTCAAAGCGAGGGCTTGATGAAACAGTATGGGCCTGACGGTCTTGACTATGAGAGGTACGCAAAATGGCCGTAGATCCAATGACAGCACTAGCTATTGGCCAAATGGGCCTGTCAATATTAGGCGGTATTAATGACCAATCTGCGGCCAATCGCGCGGCGGCGGCGCAGCAGCGTATCGGTGAGTATAACGCACAGATCATTGAGCGCGATGTAAACCTCTTAGAAAACCAGCGCACGATCATAAACAATAATACGTTGATCTCTAACACGCGCAAACGGATGCAGTTCCGAAAAGTGCAAGGGGAGGTTGTTGCTAACTATGCTTATGCCGGGATCGACATTGCGGTAGGAACCCCCATGTCAGTCTTGCGTGAAAACGCCAGAGAGCTTGAGTACGAGATAACGGTTGATAAGTTTAACAACTACGTCACCAACATGCAGATCAATGATGCCCAGGAAGACGCCAAGCTTACTGCTCAAATGTCTCGTATGGAAGCTGGTGCAAGCGCAGCGGCAATGCGCGCACAAGGCACGGCAAGCTTAATCTCAAGCTTTGGCCAGGCCGCTAAGGTGGGTTATAACAGCAATGTATTCAAGACAACGTAACGGAGCCGGTACATGAGAATTCCTACATACACAGCCGGATCGCAAATGACCTCTGAAGCTCCTGGTCGTAGCTTCCGAACCAGGGCAAACGCACAGCCTTTTGTGCAACAGGCTCAAGCCCAGAACGCTATAGCTGGTGCTGTTATAGGGCAAGCGGCTGAGTTTACCGCAATGCGTTACAAGGCTGCACGGCAGACGCAACTTAGCGAAAAGCTTTTAGTTGGTGAAGAGACGCTTCGGGAAGAGGCGGATAGACTTTCAAAAATACAGACGGGTAAGCTTGGCAGCGTGTTCAACGAAGGTGGCCCAGAAGATAAGGGGCTTTGGTCTCAGGCTGCTAAAT